TTGATTATCACTTCCAGCCTCTATCTGGATATTTCCAGGTGCTGTAAGTGTCGTCCATCCCTTTCTTGGACCATCTTTGTCCATAGAAAGTTGATGTCTTCCATCAGGAGTCTGAAGACTAACTGCAGCAGTTACATCTGCTTTTTCGTGAATGTGACCAAAGCTGATAGAACCGTGATCGTTTCCATAACGAATTGCAGTATAATTCTGTTTTGCTGTGTCAGATGGGTTGGTGCTTGCGTTTCCACCAGCACCCTGACTACCACCAGTTCTATCAACAGTACATTGACTTATGATGTCATCTATGTTTCCAAAGTCTTGCTCAAATTGATTTGAAATTTCCTTTGTAAAATCGTCAGAAAGAGGCATTTATAAATTTCTATATGATAAGTATTTAATCAAGATTTAGATCAGATTTTCGGGAGTACCTGGAATATTAAGTCTTGGATTATTACTAGTAACATCCGTACCCTGTCTCTGAATTGCTGATGGAGGCGTAATAATTTGAGCATTGATACTTTCTTGAAGAGTATCATAAACTTGAACAAGATCTCCTGGAGTTTCATAAAATCCAGCATAACGAACGCCATCTTTATAGAAGACCGCACCATAATATGAACGACCATCTACATATCCAGTTTGCTTGAGTCCAACCAAATCAGTAACCTGAATCAGTTTTTGTGGTTCAGTAACGATTGGATCTCTTACAACTTCAAACTGTGGTCTGAATGTTGCATTGATTCCTGTATCTGATGGTAAAGTAATCTCTGGATATCTTGTAAATCCAAGACCAGGATTTAAAACTTTCACATTGATGATTCTACCAAAAGTATCACACTCATAATCAAGAACAGCACCGTTGCTTGGTGTGATTTGGATTTGATCTATACCGCAACTATAATTGATACCTATGTCTTCTACAACAACATTCTTGAGTCTTAATGACACTGGATATCCACCAGTTCCTGGGCGTGGAAATCCATTTCCAGGATCATCAACAATTACATCTGTAACAACACCCTTTCCTCTGATTCTTCTGGGGCAGGGTGGAGGAATTAGAATTGCAGAAATACCCATTGGATTTTCTGTCCAAGGTTTACTAATTCCTGTTGCTTGATTTATTTTTTTGGTAATTTGAGCAAATCCAACAACAGGGTTTTGTTGGAATCCAGTATCGGGTATTCTTATATTTGAAAGTTCTAATTCAACAGTTCTCTTTCCTTTGGTAATATTAAAGTTTGTTTTTCTTCTACCTTCAAATACTTTTGATTTTCCAACTTCAACTCCATCAACTCTAACAATCAAATTATCATCTGCTTCTGCCTCTAAAGTATATTGCCCATCTTCCGGAAAATCTACATTAGTCCAACGGAAAATCCAAGTATTTCCTTGAACTTCTTCATTTGGTATTACATTTACATCATCAAAAAGTGGAGATATGAAATCGCCTCTGTAATTTGCAATTGGTGTTGGTCCTTCATAAAGAGCACCATTTTTTGAAGCACCACTTGTTGTTGCTGGTGGTTTGTAAGTAACAACAAATTTGCAAGTGTCTCCTTTTATATCAAAAAACTTTCCAATGCTTGCATTAAGATAACAATCATCAAAACGATTTTCAATCCAATCTTCAAGTTGAAGAAGACTTCCGCTAGATTTTAGTTGAATTTTCCCTGGAGGATTATAATACTTGTAATCAAAGTCTGTAATTTTTACGGTGTATTCTTTTCCATATTCAATTGTTCTTTTAAATCTTTCTTTTGGATATGGTGTTTGATCAAAAGATTTCTTAACCACAATATCCAATTCTTCAATTCTAATTGCCTTTCCAATTTGGCCACCAACAAAAACTTCAAAATCAACATCAACTGTTTTTGGTCCCTTATCATTAACAAGCCAGTCTCTTGTACTAAAAATTTTCTTATCTACTAATTCAAATGTTTCAGTAATTCCATTTTCAACTTCAACTTGTATTGTATGTTTTCCTTTACTTAAAAATATTTTTCTTGCCTTTGGATTTTCTTCTCTCCAATTATAGATGATTCCGTCACCGTCAATTGCAGAAATTCCACTTCTTCTTAATGCACCGCTTCCACCTCTGGTATTCCTAAGTTCTGTTGGAATATAATTCGCTTGCATAATTGGCACATCATCAATCAAAATTCTACCTGCATTATCAACGGTTGATTTGAGTGCGTAGAATCCATCATAAGGAATATCTAAATCCCAAGAGTTTCTATAAACAACTCCACCTCTATCACTTCCTTTACTAGAAAGTGGAGGAACTGGAGAGATTGCATATCGGTTTGTAAACTTACTCCAACTTGGACCCTTTCCTGGTGGATTAACATACTTAACTGGCCACCATTTTTCTTTTCCATTTGGAAATCTTGTAGTCCAGATTGGATTATTTGGACACCTACCCTCTTGTTGTGGAATTGGTTCTTGAGGAATGGGAGGCATCGGTGCATCAATTGTTAATGCAACACCCATTGGATTTTCATTCCAAGACTTTGCAGAAATAACTTCTTCTTCAGTGAATGAAGTTTGAATATTTACTGCAAGAGCCATTGGATTTCCTTGTGCCAATGGTTTTCCTGGTATTTGTTCTAACTCTGCTCTAATTCTATACTTTCCTGCTTTAAAAAATCTTGTTTCTGTAGTCTTTCCTGTGCTTCTTCCAGGACCACTAAATCCTCTCTTGGTAATAATGACTTCATCACCACCTTGTTCTACCGAATTCAGTCCATTACCAATTGCAACTTTGCCACCACCAATTCTGTTACCAATATATAGAGTAACATTATCATCCACCATCACTTCAATATTATAATTTCCGTCTACGGGAAAATCTATACTCTCCCAACGAATAACGTGAGTACCTGCGTAACTATTGGTGTTTGCTTCTGCAGTGTTTGGATCAAATGGTGTAATGCCATATTGATGAATAAAGTCTCCATCTCTACCCACAGATGGGAAAGTTCTCCATAGAGATCTATCTGCTTTATTGATATAATCAATTGTATTAAAAATATTTCTTGATTGTATATTTTGTGATGATGTTGATGTTTTTGGAGGTTGTGGTACAACATTTAGAGGTAAAGCACTTGCAATTAATACTTCAAGAACCATTTGATCATCAGCACTTGCAGAAATTTCATAATCACCATCTTCATTGATGTATACATTTGTCCATTCAATATTCGTGGTTGTATTATCCTTTACATTTTCAGGAAGAACTCCACTTCTTTGCAAAAAGATTTGACTCTCTGCAGAATTTTTAGAGAATTCATTTAAAGCATATTCTCCAGAAGTAACTGGAATTAATTTAACATTAGATCCATTAATGTTTCTTAGACTGTCAAATACTACCTTACCGTTTGACTTATTTTTAATTTCAATAGCGATTCCCGAAGGACCAGTATCTTGTCTATATGCTACTTTTACTTTATAGATCCCTGCTTTAAAATTGTTTACTAAATTTTTTACTCCAGTATAAGCAGCAGTAACCTTAAATGGTTTTTGATTTGGTGTAGATGGTTGCGTTATTGTCTGCCTTATGACCCGCTCTTTGATAGGAACATTCAACAAATCAAGTCTGATTCTATGAACACCTGCCTTTATGGTTTTCTGAATTTTATTTGGAGAATCCTTAAAACTTCTTAGGTCATCTAACTTTATATTATCCAAATAAAGTTCTGCTTTATTATCACATAAACCTCTGAAAATATATTCACCATCATAAGGAAAGTCTTCTTCCCATTCAAATGTAAATGGAATACCTGCAAAGTCACTGCCAGGAACATTTAATTTGGGAACTGGTGATATTGCAAATGAGTTCATAAACTCATTCCACGCAGGATAATCTACATTAAACTTTGTTCGTGTAACTTTATTCGCTGATGTTAGTTTTAATGGAGGTTCTTTTCTTGTACTCCACCAGGGGTTTTGTAATTCTCTAAGAAAGTCTTGATACTCTTTGATTTCTAAAGCGATTGGATCTTTAGATAGATTTGCATAGAGACTTGGTTCCCAGGGTCCTATTGGATTTCCACTGGGATCATATCGTAAACCATATCCCACATCAGTTGGTTCACATAGTTCATACTCTTCAAAGTCTCCTTCCTGATCATAATACTCTACAGTTTCTACGATCTCTCCTAGCACAGCACGAGTGACTGCACCTACACCAATATTACATCTATCTTTAACTTCTACAATTGGCTCATATTGATATCCATATCCTCCTTCAACCAAATCAATCGCTAATAAAGCACCATCTTCACCGATAACAGGATTACCTTGAACACCCACTCCTCCACCACCATAGAAATAAACCTGGGGCGGCCCACACTCAGATTCAAAGTTTACTCCTTCACAGGTGCTTCCTGTTGGTGATATATCATCAGGAGTTAATTCATTAACCTCATTAATATTCAGATACTTAGTAAAATTTCTAGTCCTAAAAACAAACTGAGTCCCTGGATTTAACTTTGCATACTCATTTGCTTCACACACAGAAACGCCATCAACAAATCCCCTCTCGGTCGAAATATAACCGACTCTTATTGCGTCTTTTGATGCAGGACCAAAGATATCAAACGACATTAGTTTATACTTTTACCCTTCTTCATAGTGATATTTATTATGCTGTTCCCGACGTTGCTGCTGCAATTTGATCTGGGGTTCTAGAATCACTAGTCAAATCTCTTTGACTTTGGGGAATTTCTGCATATGGTGTCTCAGGAGTTACATTCACATTTGGTGGGTCTTTTGCTGCATTATTTTCAACAGACTTATTGTTTGGAAGTTGTTGATCTGGTTGTGACGCTCCGCCTCTTGCAAAAGTATAAAAGTCTGATACTGCCACATTCGGTTTTAACTCACAACCAAAAATATTTAATTTAAGATTTGTAAAACTTAGAGCAGAGGTTAGACTGCCATTAATGTTTCCAGTTAATGAAGTAATGTCTGATAATGCTCCACTTACTCCTGCAATTTGATTTTGGATGTCATCAAGAAATGTATTAATGTTATCCAAAATTGTATTATTTGCTTCTGTAATTTGATCTTTATTGGAAGAGATAACCTGCCCTACGATTTCTTCAGCATAACATACTGGAACTGTTGCTACTTTTCTTTGATCACTCATACTATCTCTTGCTTGTTGTTCTAACTGATCTGGTTTGAGTACGGCAAGTAATAGAGATTCAATTAAAGCACATAATCCTTGAGTAATTTTGTTATACAAACATAGAATAAGTTCGGTAATAGTTTCTTTAATATCTGCAAACATATTTCTCATACTAGAGGGTATTGCAGATACAACTTTAGTAAGTTCTTTATTCAATAGCTTCAAAACATATTCCATAATCTTATCAAAAATTATTTTCATATATTTTGCAATAATACAAGCAGCTTTTGAAATTAAATTTATTATTTTACTTATGATCAAAGAAGCAGCGTCAGCATAGCATTTGAGAGCATTTAGATACTTTGCAATCTGTTGCATCAAATTATCTAAAACCGTCTGAATACATTTAATTGCTGAACCAACTTTATCATCGGGTTTCATTAAAGGAATCTTTTCTTGATACTTATCCTCTCTTTTTCTATCTCCAGCACTGGTTTGATGAACAGCATTTGTACTTTCTTTTGTCGCTCCCGGTTGAGATAAAGATGCTGAGGAACTTGCTTCTCTGCAACGATTTTTAATTCCTTGTGCTACTTTTCTCTGAATGTAATCATCTCTTTCTGTTCCCGTTAGTCCTTTCTTTTCTGCTTCTGCTCTTGCATTTTGAGCATCTGCAAGTTGAGAAGAAGTAAGAGCCTTATCTGAACGAAGACCATACTTATTTACAGAAACACCTGGAGGAACAGGAGCACATTCTGCTGCTTGTTCAGGTGATTTTGGTTTAGCAAGAACCTTCTCTTCATCGGGAACTTTTTCTTTTTTACTCCTTTCTTTAGGTTCTTGAGTATTTGCAAATCCACTTTGGGGAGAAAAGTTTTTTCCTCCAGTTAATGCTGTTTTATTTGATAAAGAAGTTTGAGCATTATTGCCCAGAACTCCCATAATGACTGGGGTTTGTTGATCTTGACCATCAAGAAAAAATCCAAATACAAAATTTCCTTGACGAAGATTTGGAGTTTGTGATGCAGCTGCTTGCCCGCCTCCAGCAGTCACTGGATACATCACCTGTGCCCAAGCAAGTTCTTCAGAACGAAGTGAATCTTCTTCTTGATCGTGAAGACCAATAATTCTTACTTTATAACGATAACCCCACCCAACAACACTATTTCTGTCTGCGAATTTTCCAGGCAGTATATTATCTCTCCAAGTGGAGTCATCGGCAATCTGCCCGATCCACCAGTTAAAATGTTCGCCAAGAAACCCGGGGTTATATAAACTCATCAGTCCTCATAGATTCTGCATTCCAGTGCATCAGGATTATCATTACAATATAATTCCAACGCTGTTGGGTCGTGATGTTTTGTTGGATTATTTTGGGACCATCTTTCAAGTGCTGATAATTCATCCTCAATGTGACGCTTTGCCTGAGGAGAGGTTAATGGATTATCCAATACTTTTTTGTCATACTCTATATGCTTTTCTACACTTTCCATAATTGGTGATGTATTATTTACTATTTAACAGATTTAAAAGGGATTATAGGTAGGATTTCCTTTTTTTCCAGTGGAATCCCTCACTGCAGTAATCTTAGTAAAGCATCCCGTTGACAAATTGTAATAATGACAAAGGTCTGCAATAATATAATATCCACCAAGATAATTGTCCAGTCCTTGAGTTTGTTTGTTTGATAGTTCTGGTGGGTCTATCCAAATCAAATCTCCTGCGTGTAAACTTAAATCGCCA